AAACAATATGATATATTTTTTGATAAAAAACCCAAAAAAAGAGTTTATACTATAAAAGGTAAAAAATACATTTTAAAAGGAAAAAATGCCAGGAATCGCTAGAAAAGGACAGGACACTGCAGGCGGAGGAGTAGCACTTGGAGGCAGTCTGAATGTATACGTTAACGGTACAGGTGCCGTTAGAATAGGTGATACAGTTGCAAGTCACGGTTTATCACCTCATTCACCAACACCGCCTATGGTAAGTGGTTCAATAACTGTAAAAGTTAATGGTATAGGAGTTTGTAGGGCAGGGGACGTTGCTAGTTGTGGTCATCCTATTACAGGTTCTATTAATGTATTTGCAGGAGGTTAGGAATATAGTATAAATAGTAGTAGGAGAGATTAAATGGCAAGTTATGACGCTGGCAAATTAACAAATCAAAGTAAAAGAAGTGCAAGAATTTATAAAGATTTAAATTTAGATTTTCAACAAAATTCTGCTACTAAAGATATTCAAAAAATGTTGGATGTTGAAGCTGTAAAAAGAAGTGTACGGAATCTTATCAATACAAACCATTACGAAAAACCTTTCCGACCACAAGTTGGATCAAACCTGAGAGCAATGTTATTTGAAAATATTAGTCCTCAGATGAATCATGCAATTAGCAAAGAGATAGATTTATTAATTACAAATTACGAACCGAGATGTAGATTGGTTGAAGTTAGTACAGTTCCAGATTTTGATAGAAATGCTTATTCAGCAACAATATCTTTTTATGTAGTAAATCATCCTGAAGCAGTTCAAGTAGAATCATTTTTAGAAAGATTAAGATAATATGGCAACCAAATTAGAAATATCACAATTAGATTTTGACGGTATCAAAGATAACCTAAAAACTTTCTTATCACAACAAGATGAATTTACTGATTACGATTTTGAAGGTTCTGGAATGAATGTCTTGTTAGATGTTCTTGCTTACAACACTCACTATATTGGATACAATGCCAATATGTTGGCAAACGAAATGTATCTTGACAGCGCCGACCAAAGAGCAAGTGTAGTATCATTAGCAAAACAAGTTGGTTATACTCCAAGAAGTGCTGTTGCTTCACAAGCAACAATTGATGTACTTGTTAATAATGCAACAGGAGCATCCATCACAATGTCAAGAGGAACAAAATTTACAACTACGGTTGATAGCACAAACTATTCTTTTGTAAATAATGCTGATGTAAGTATTACTCCATCAGATGGTGTTTATAAATTTTCTAATTTGGTAGTTTATGAAGGTACATATTTAAATTACAAATATACAGCAAACACATCCGACACCGATCAAAGATTTATTATACCAAATGATAATGTTGACACAACAACTCTTACTGTAAAAGTTCAAGAATCTTCTTCGGACTCTACAACAAACACTTATACATTAGCAACTGGTATTACAGGAATAGAGTCTACATCTAAAGTTTATTTTTTACAAGAAGTTGAGAATGGAAGATTTGAAGTTTACTTTGGTGATGGTGTTTTAGGACAAGCAATCGCTGATGGTAACATTGTTATACTAGATTATATAGTTTGTAATAGGGATGAACCAAATGGTGCTACTACATTTACATTATCAGGAACAGTTGGTGGGTTTTCAAATGTAACCATTACAACAATTAATAATGCTAACGGCGGTGATGATCCTGAAACAATTAAATCAATTAAGTATAATGCACCAAGAGATTATACATCACAAGATAGAGCAGTTACAGCAGACGACTATAAAGTTCTTGTTAAAAGTTTATATGCAAATGCTCAGTCAGTTCAAGTATATGGTGGTGAAGACGCAGCTACTCCTGACTATGGTAAAGTTTATGTTTCAATTAAAGCAAAATCAGGATCCAATTTAACAGAAGTAACAAAAAATAGTATTGTAGCAAGTCTTAAATCATATGCTGTTGCTTCGGTAACACCTGTGATTATTGATCCTGAAACTACTTACATTACTTTAATTGTAACTTTCAAATACGATTCTAGTTTAACTACTAAAGATGTATCAACACTTCAAACAAATGTATCGGATGCTATTACAAGTTACAATACAAGTACATTAGAGGATTTTACAGGTATGTTTAGATATTCAGCAGTCACTAAAACAATTGATGGTGCCGATACTTCTATTTTATCAAACATTACAACAATTAAGTTATACAAATATATTACACCAACTTTAAATTCAGCATTAAAATATACTTTATCATTTAATAACGCATTTTACAATCCACATAGTGAACATAATAAAACAGCTGGTGGTATTGTTTCTTCAACAGGATTTAAAATTAATGATGACAGCTCAACTAACGAACACTTTTTAGATGATGATGGTGATGGTAATATACGAGTATATTATTTAAGTGGTACAACAAGAATATATACAAGTTCTTCCTACGGTACTATTGACTATACGACTGGAGAAATAATTTTAACTTCTGCTCATATAACAAGTATATCAAATGTTGATGGTGCAGCTAGCACTAGAGTAAGAGTATTTGTTAAACCAGATTCAAATGACATTGTGCCTGTAAGAAACCAAGTGCTATCTATTGATACAACTAATTCAACAGTTACTGGTTCAGTAGATGAAATAGAAAGTGGTAGTTCACAAGCAGGAACAACTTACACAACTACCAGCAGTTATTAGGTGCTAGGTAATGGACAAGAAAAGAACAAATAAAAAAAAACTATCCACACTCGTTAAACAACAAGTCCCTGAATTTGTTTTAACAAAACATCCTAAATTTACAGAATTTCTTTCATCTTATTTTCTATTTTTAGAATCTGCTGAATTAAATTTAGATACATTTACAGAAATAGATCAAATACTTTTAGAAACAGTAGGTACAACAGATAGTTTTGTTTTACTTAATCAAACAGATAAAAATGGTTTAGACGCAGGCAATAAACTTGTTGATGAACAAAATACTTTTGGTGGTTCATTTGCAAAAGGTGAAGTCATTACAGGATCAACATCTGGTGCCACTTCAACTGTTTTAGCAGAAGACACTATATCTAATTCAAGATTATTTGTTTCAGCACACAATGGTTGGATTACAGGAGAAACTGTCACTGGTTCCACTTCAGGTGCAACTGCTAAAGTTTCTAAATATCGTGCTAATCCAGTAGAGAATATTCAACAACTATTAAACTATTCTGATCCTGACCATACAATAAGCGATTTCTTATCTCAAATGAAAGAGGAATTTCTTAATACAATTCCAACTGATACAGATGATTCAGTAAGTGTAAGAAAACTGATTAAAAATATTAAATCTTTATATAGAGCAAAAGGTACAGCAAAAGCACATCAAGCTTTTTTCAGAATACTATTTAACGAACCGTCACAAATCTATACTCCAACAGATGATATGTTAAGAGTATCAGATGGTTCTTGGAATAAACAAACTTTTATTCGTTGTACTCAAACAGCACTACAATCTGTTTATGATCCTATCTTTTTAATAGGACAAAAAATAACACAAGCAAATGATCCTTCATCAACAACAATAAATGAAGCAACTGCAATTGTAGAAACCATATTAAAATTCCAAGAAGGAAGTACCGAGATTATTGAAGTTGTAGTTAATTTAGAAACAACATCAGGTACTTTTGTTTCTGGTGCAACTGTCACTGGTATAAGTAGTGCGGATCCTGATATAACAATAGGATTAACTGTAGCAGAATCTTTAGCTACAGCAGTAATTACAAATAATGGAAATACACTAACAGTTGGTGATGAAGCAACTTTATCTGGTGGTGCAGGTTCTGGTGCTAGAATACAAGTACAAGATATATCTGGTGCAGGTGTTAGTGAAGTTATTGTCAATGCTGTTGGAGCAAATTATTTAGAAGGAGATACTTTAACATTTAGTTCAGGAACTGCTGAAGCAGTAGTTTCTATTGTTAATGGAGGTTTTGCTCCTGAATCAGGAAGTACTGACATTCATGTTGAATTAGAAAGTGGAACAATTTCAGGTTCTGGTTCTGGAGATTTATTATTAGAAGAAGCTGTTGATAGTGGTGCAGGTGGTAAGTTTTTAGATTCTACTTCTTTGGTGGATAATTTAAGAATTAGAATAGATTTAGAAAATGAATCTGGTGGTTTATTATCAGAAGAAGTAACAGATAGTGGTGCTGAAACAATTTATATTGTAAATCAAAATAGTGAGCCAGACAGACCATATAACATGGAAGCTGATGACCATATTGTATTAGAAGATAAAACAGCTGAAAGTGGATACGAAGGAAATAAAATAGTTCAAGAAAATGGATCAGGCAGTGGTGATATAACCGATGTAAGAATGATTGCAAGTGGTTCTGGTTATACATCTTTACCAACTGCAACAATTGATGGTACAAGATTTATAGGATTAGAAAGTAGTACATCTACTGATACAACTGATTTTAGTCGTGTTGAATTAGAACAAGGCGGAAGAGTAGTTAATGAATCATCCTTTTCTGTTTTAGCTGTGACTGGAGGAACTGTAATACCTTTTGGAGATGATATTGGTAGAGCAACATCATTAACAATTATTGAACATGGAATTAATTATACATCAGCACCAACTTTAGCGTTTCCAAAATATGCTGTGCTTAAAACTGTTTCAGGCACTATAAGTGCTGACGAAACTTTTTCCAGTAATATAAGTGGTGCAACAGGAACGGTAGTTGATTATACAGCACCTCTTTTAAAATACACAGCAACAACAAGTGAATTAGAAGTTGGAGATACAGTAACAACATCTGGTAGTCAAACTGCTATTGTAGCAAAAGCAGATTCATTAACAGGTACGGCAACAATAGGAACACAAATTACAACTGCAGGAAAATATATAAATCAAGATGGTCACCTTTCTGAAGGTTCTAAAAAAATTCAAGATAGTTTATACTATCAAGATTATTCCTATGTTATAAGGGTTTCTGAATCAATTAATAAATGGAGAGATTCAATTAAGAGAGCAGTTCACCCTTCTGGTTTCTATGTTACTGGAGAAGTTAATATACAATCACGAATAGATGGACAAGTAAAACAACCTGTTGGTGCTACTTTATCTGCTGGATTATTCTCTGGTACTGCTGATAGTCCAATCTATATGAGATTAAATACTCTATTCGGAACTATCTTTGGTAGACGAACAGGTGTTGGATTAAAATTTATGAGTAGTGGAGTTGAGTTAGATGGTAAAACTAAAAGATCAAGAGTAAATGCAAATGCAGGATATTCAGTTGATGTTAGTACTGCTTTCACTAGTTCACACTATACAGCTGGTGAAAAAGATGTAAACTTATATCCTGAAACTAAAATAGAAACTGAAAAAAGAAGTAGAAAGAATTTTTACACTAATACCTCATATACAGCAAGAGGTTATGATGTGACTAATGGTTATGCATATGCAGGACCAAGATTAAAAACTTTAAGTGTATTTGGTTTATCAGCATATGCAGCTAATAACGCAATTACTTTAGAAGGCGGAACTGGAGAAGGAGAGATAATATTAGAAAATGAAGCAGGTGTATTACAACACGATCAATCAGATTCCTTTAGTACTACAATGGCGAATTGGGCTGATATAAGATTTACTGGATCTCTAAACAGTAATTTTAAAATTATTCAAGAAGACGATGGAGATAATTCAAACATAATTAATGAAACTACTGGAACGGATACAGGTGATGGAGTTGATGAGTTTTTACTAGAAAGTAATACAGATGGAACAACAATGAGATTATCTGATATTAATGGTAGTACATCAAATACTA